AGGCGACAGGGTCCGACCCGTTCACCGAGATTGGTCGTGAGGTCTACGGCGATCCGGGGATGCAGAAATCAGACAAGCGTCGTGGTCTGATCAAGAGCATGATCTACGGTCGCCTGTACGGCGCTGGCGTTGCTAAGCAAGCGTTGACAGCCGGCGTTGCTGAGATTCAAATGAAGCAAACATCTGACGCGTTCGACAACAGATTCCCGGGAATGTCATACTTCCAGAGACAGATAGAAGACATCGGGATGCGAAGACTCAAGTCGGAAGGCCAAGGCTACGTCTACACGTGGACTGGTCGCAGATTGCCGTGCGACGAAGGAAGAGTCTACACGCTTGTCAACTATCTCATTCAAGGTGGAGCTGCAGAGGTTTTTAAGTCGAATCTTGTAAAGCTCGACCAAGCAGATCTGACAGAAATGTTGATCGTCCCGGTGCACGACGAGATCGTGCTGCAGGCCCCTCGAGAAGATGCTGAGGAGATCAAGCAACTTGTTAGACAGTGTATGACAACAACCGACGGTTGGGCAGTGCCGCTTACCGCTGACGTTGATGGCCCGCTTGAGACATGGGGTGACAAGTACTGATGAACCGATACCTTGAAATGGCTCTAGGGGTCGCCTCGAAGAGCAAGTGCAGACATAAGCACGGTTGTGTGGTTGTTCGTGACGGGCGGATCGTTTCGACGTCGACGAATAAGAAGATCGGTGACCCAGCGACGGCGTGGCGAACATCTCATGTTCATGCCGAATTTGCTGCTATCACCGCCGCAGGTTCTCTTGCGGTCGGGTCGAACGTCTATATTGCCAGAATAGCCGCAGATGGGTCTCCGGCTCCGTCGAAGCCGTGTAAGAAGTGCGAAAGTATACTGTTAAGGTCGAAGGTGGCAAGGGTGGTGTGGACATGAGGTTTATTTTGGCTGTTGACCCTGGAAAGAAGAGCGGCGTCGCTTTGATTTCCTATGAGAGCGGCCTAGAACCGCGCCTCTTGGCCTCCGGCGAGTTTCTTATGGAAGAATACCATACTCCGATTCTTGGGGCCATTAGCACAGCCAAACTGGCTGGCGCACAGTTAGATATCGTCTGTGAGAGGTTCACAATTAACGCTCAGACGGTAAAAAATTCTCAGGCGCCGTTTAGCCTCGAGCAGATCGGCATCTTAAAGTATCTGATGCTCAGCAACGACATTGACCCTGGTACTTTGCTGTTTCAGTCACCGTCTGACGCTAAGAAGATGTTTGACAACAGCGCACTGAAGAAACTCGACCTTTGGCATCGTGGTGGAGAAGGTCACGCGCTGGACGCGATACGCCACGGTCTTCTGCGTCTAGTGAAGATCGGTTGGGCGCCATTGCGGCTCCTTGAGTGAACATACTAAGAAAAAATTGCATGCGTGAAGACATTTCCGCTTAGTATGTGATACAGTGACAGATAACGAACGACAAGAGGTGTTGAGTGCCAGTTGATGTAGAGCTTAATGATTCGGGTGAACACATCCGTATCGAGACCGAATGGCGATACAAAGAATTATGCAAGGGGATCCCGGGTGCGACCTGGTCTGCAGCCGACAAGGCGTGGCGGGCGCCGCTCGGCTGGTCAACATGCCTTGCACTGCGATCGGTCTTCAAGACTGAGCTGCGCATCGGACCAAGACTTGCCGAGTGGGCTACAACCGAACTCAACACACGAGTGACGCCCTGCAACGAACTGCGCGAACTTGAGACAGCAGACGGCGACGAGGCGTTGTTCCCTCACCAGCGCGCTGGAGTAAAGTTTCTTGCCGCTGCCCGTCGCGCATTGCTTGCCGACGAGCCAGGCCTTGGTAAGACAGCGCAAACAATTCGCGCGTTGAAGGAACTAAAAGACAGAGGCGAAGACGTATTCCCAGCGCTCATCGTGTGCCCTAACACGCTCAAGAAGAACTGGAGACGCGAGTTTGGAATGTGGTGGCCTGGTGTAAACGTCCAGGTCATCAGCGGATCAGCGACACAGCGACGTAAACAATTTGCCGAAGAAAACGTTGATGTATACGTCATCAACTGGGAGTCGTTGCGCACGCACTCACGTCTTGCTAGTTACGGGTCCGTTGCGTTGGCGCGCTGTGTTGAATGCGGCGGCCACGATGAAAAGGTCTCGGAAAATCGCTGTGAGGTTCACGTGCGTGAACTAAACAAGATCGACTTCAAGGCCGTTGTCGCCGATGAGATTCACCGTTCAAAGGAACCGAAGAGCAAGCAGACACGCGCGCTGTGGGCGGCCACAGGAAAAGCTGACATTCGCTTTGCGCTGACAGGAACACCGATCGCTAACAACGTTCTAGACCTATGGCCGATTCTGCATTGGCTGTCGCCAAATGAATGGCCTAGCAAGACGCGCTGGATCGATCGCATGGTTGACACTATGTTGAACGCGTTTGGTGGAATGATGGTGCTAGGCGTCAAGCCGCATATGCACGATGAGTTCTACGCGGCTATCAACCCACGGATGCGCAGAATGCTTAAGGCAAAGGTGCTACCGTGGTTGCCGCCAGTGATCAAGGAACGTCGCGACGTAGAAATGTCTACAAAGCAGAAAAAGGCGTACGAGCAAATGCGTGACGTCATGATCGCGCAGTTGGAAGGTGGCGAGGCGCTAACTGCTCCAAGCCCTCTTACGCAGGCGACGCGTCTGCTACAGTTTGCCAGTTCATACGCTATGGTTGACGTAGACGAGTTTACGGGCGAGATCGCCGTCAAACTGTCAGAGCCATCGTGCAAGGTTGACGCGTTGATGGACGACATCGACGCTGGCGACTTTGGAGATGACTCGGTTGCCGTCTGCGCCGTATCACGTCAGCTCATCGAACTTCTCAGCGCCCGCCTTGAGAAAGCAAAGATCCCGCACGGACTAATCACTGGTGCACAAACAGAAGAAGAGCGCCAAAAGGCTATCGATGATTTTCAGAATGGAAGAATCAAGTGGATTCTTTTCACGGCGCAAGCCGGAGGTGTCGGCGTTACATTGACAGCGGCTCGCAGACTCATCATGCTTCAGCGTCCGTGGTCACTTGTCGATTACAAACAGGCTCTTGACCGCGTGCACAGAATCGGTAGCGAGATCCACGACTCCATCGTGATCACCGACTACGTCACTGACGGGACGATCGAGGAGCGCGTTATTCAGGTTCTAGATACCAAGGCCGACAACTTCGAGCAAATCGTACGAGACAAAGACCAACTTCTCAAGATGTTGAGAGACGACAAGACAGGATCACTGTGACAATCAACGAAACTCCGGTTGAGCTCCGCCGCGAGCCACTGAGAATCTCCAACTCAGAGATTCAGACATTCAAAGACTGCAGAAGAAAGTGGTGGCTAAACTACTACCGCAGACTTCAGCCGCAGACGCAAAACTTCACCGGCGCTCTTGCGCTCGGTTCGCGAGTTCACTCTGCGCTTGACATGTACTACTCGACTGGTACTCCATTGCTCGAGGCGTACGCTCACTTCGTACAGCTCGACAAGAAGGCGCTCATGGAAAGCTTCCGTGACACCATGGAACTCGAGACAGAAGCCGAACTCGGCAGAATCATGCTCGAGGGTTACCTTGACTGGGTCAACGAAAACGGTATCGACGCTGATCTTGAGATGATCTCGACAGAAGAAATCATCACCATGCCTATGTTTGAAGGCAGGGTAGAACTTCAAGGTAAACTTGACATGCGTGTTCGCCGTAAGGCAGATGGTGTTCGCATGTTCCGCGACTTCAAGACTGTTGGCGGATCATTCACCGAGTTCGCTGCACTAGCGCACATGAACGAGCAGATCTTGACATACATGCTTCTTGAGGCGGCGCAGAACAAGGAAGGCGAGCGCAGTGAAGGTGGCATCTTTACGATGCTGAAAAAGGTCAAGCGCACCGCCAACGCAAAGCCGCCGTTCTACGATCAGATCGAGGTTCGACACAACACCTTTGCGTTGAGAGCGTTTTGGAACAGAATTCATGGTACCGTAGGCGACATGCTCGCGGTGCGAGACGCATTGGACGAAGGACAAGATCATCACTTTGTTGCATACCCTCGGCCAAGCCGTGATTGCAAATGGAAGTGCCAGTTCTTTGCAGTGTGCCCGTTGTTTGACGACGGTAGCGCTGCAGAGCACGCGATCGCTGAGCTGTATACGCAAGGCGATCCGTATAAGTATTACGAATCAACAGAGATGAAAGGAAGTGAATGACCATGAGTGGAGTACAGCGATCGCTTACCCTCATGGTGTATGGTGAATCAAAGGTCGGAAAGTCGACGTTTGCAGTCACCGCACCATACCCGCGTCTAATGCTTGACGTTGAAGGTGGGCACAGGTTCCTACCTATCAACGTCAAGTACTGGGACCCGTTGCGCGAGGAGCCGCCTGCGGCTGACGGAACGTGGGACACCTGCGTTGTCAACGTCACCGAGTACGATACGGTTCTCAAGGCGTACCAGTGGCTTCAGATCGGACGCCATCAGTTCAAATCATTGATCATCGACTCGGTTTCTGAGTTGCAGGTCAAGTGCATGGACAACATCGCGGGAACAAATCAGATGCAGATGCAACAGTGGGGCGAACTTCTTCGCCACATGGGCGCGTTGCTTCGCGATCTTCGCGACCTGACAATGCACGCCACCAATCCGCTGGAAGCCGTCGTGCTGACAGCTATGGCGCGTCAAGGTCAGGACGGGCGTTACCGTCCGTACCTTCAGGGTCAACTTGCAATTCAGGCTCCGTATTTCTACGACATCCTCGGCGCTATCAACGTCGAAGAGTTCAACAATCCGGACCCGACACAAGGACCCTACAAAGCTCGCCGTATGTACGTCGAGCGCACCAACCAGTACGAGGCCGGCGAGCGCGTTCAAGGCCGCCTCGGTAAGATCGTCGAGCAAGGCGACCTCAGCGTCGAACGAATGCTCGATATCGTTTTCGGACCTCGTCCGGATCAGCAAGCAAAGTAACCAACACAGAAAGACATAGGTAAACACAATGAGCACACTTAATTGGGGTGACCTCGTCAAGGAGGCAGGTGACGTCGGTGGGTACGACCCGCTGCCCGACGGCGACTACGACCTCGTGATCGTCGAGGCACAGGCTAAGGCCACTCAGACCGGCAAGACGATGTTCGCCGTCAAGGCGCAGGTCACGACAGGGGCGCACGCAAAGCGTCTCGTGTGGGACAACCTGGTGGTCTCGACCGACAACCCGAACGCGCTCGGAATCTTCTTCCGTAAGATGAACGCGCTCGGTCTCGGCAAGGACTACTTCGCGACCAATCCGACCAACGCACAGATCGAGCAGACCCTCAAGGGTCGTAGCTTCCGCGCGCAGGTTGGTAGCCGCACCTGGCAGGGACAGAAGAAGAACGAGATCAAGACGTACTACTCGATCCCGACAGCGTCCGCTCCTGTTCCGCCGATGGCTGCAGCTCCGGCACCGGCCCCCGCGCCCGCTCCGGCACCTGCCCCGGCGCCTGCACCAGTTGCAGCGCCCGCTCCGGCTCCTGCTCCGGAAGCCGCCCCGGCTCCCGTCGCCGCCGAGGTTCAGACACAGACACCGCCGGCCGCTCCGTTCTGACGAGCCGCTGTTCTCTAGTGGTCGCCCGCGATACGAAGGTGTCGTGGGCGGCCACTTGAGCATCACACAAAGGATGAATCAATGAAGATTTTAATGACAGGGTTCACTGCTCTTCAGATCAACACAGAGCATAGAACAATCAAAAAGATCGACGTGCCAGCGTCGATCGTCGAAGCTCTCGAAAGCGTTGGCCATCAGGTTGATTGGCGACGCGTCACGCCAGGTGAAGATCTATCGTCATATGACGTGATCTGGGTAAACCTCGGCCCACTAAACTCTCTTAACGGCCGACAGGGCGCTATGGGCGCGCTGTACGCTCTTAGCTCTGGTATCCCGGCTGTTGGTTTCTTTGACGACTGGCAGTTTTCAGCCGTGTTCAACGCGTGCCGCTCGCTAGTCCGTCACCCAGAGATTCTGTACAAGTATCTCTTGTCTGGTTCGGCGCTGCGAGGTTCTGAAGACGCCACTTACTTCTCAAAGGCAGAAGCCGACGCTGCACTAGAAAGAATCGTTGCTGCTAATCCCGACGCCGCAAAGAAGTGTGCTGTCGGTAGATACTTCTTCAACGACAATGACGATAACATCAAGGCGCACGAAGGCCAATTGGTACAAACCGCCCAGGCTCTTCTCGGTGAGCGCTGGTCACACGGGCTTGTACCAGTGTGCCCGATGTATTCATTCGGCGACAGGTCACTAGTGCGAAAGAGAATGCCTGCTGAAATGGCAGGGATCGAAGCGCTAGACCCGAGCTCAACGATCTTCAATATTCTGTCGTCAGCTATTCCGATGCCGCCGTCTGAAAAGAAGAAGGCGTGGGTTCTTGGGGCCCTCGTCCCGCACGACACGTGGCTCGAAAAGAAAAACCCTGAATGGCCTGTAGAGATCGTCGGTAGCCGCAAACTCATCAGAAAGTTTGGCGGACAGCGTTTTGACACAGAGGAAGACGTGCTTTCGTTCTACAACGAACATTGGGGCATTCTTTCTCCGCCGTACCCGCACGCTGGCTGCGGTTGGTGGAGAAGCCGGTTCATGTACGCCGCTCGTGTAAAGTCAATTCTTGTCACCGACAAGGGTGAAGGCAAGCCGCTTGGCGCACCGTACTCGTTGACGATCAAGCAGGTTGAGTCGATGTCCGACGACGATCTTGCCGGCGCTGCTAACGCGCAATCCGATGCCTTGCGTGCTCACATGCCCACGTATGATTCGTTTGTTGAACACTGCAATAGGATCGTGCACCGTGCGTTGAATGAAGACAAGGGACTGAGGATAAACCCAGACGGTAGCAGGTGATGAAGTCAATCGCTATCTCAGGTATGACCGCGTCGCAGTCGTCGTACCGATCATTCCATAGCAAGGCAAGCTTCATAGGCGTTGTCGCGTCCGAACTAAAGGACAGCGGTGTCGCTGTTCACTTCATAGAACCGAGCGTTCTACTGAAGAAAAGTGACCTAGATCAGTACGACCACGTTCTACTTGGCGTCGCTCCGATGCTAAGTCTTACTGCAAACAAGGCGTACGGCGTTCTTCACATGATCAACCTGTTGAAGGACGACGGCAGTCTTGCACTATTTGTTGACGCGCCGGAACCGGCGAAGATCGCGGCAAGCCTTCGTGCTATAGATAGAAAGCCCGAAGACATCGTCAAGCCTTTCTACGCGGCTAGAAAACAATATGCCGACGTTGCAGGCAACCGTAAGATCATGGCATCGGTGATCGCAGGCGCACAGGCGCTGGCGACAGGTTGGGTCTACACAACGCTGTACCCGTCGACGCCGTTCACCTCTAATGAAAACGTTGAAAGCCAATTATTCGGCGCGACGCGTGACGTAGTCCAAGGTGTTCAGATCGACTCATTTCTTCTTAACACCGAGTTGAACACGGTGCCTAAGGCGCGTGGTGGGTATTGGACCGTCGACAACTCAAAGGCAAAATGGTTTAGGTCACTTAAAAATACCCTTGGCCACGAGGTCGTTGAGATGAAAAGCAACAGACTGTCGACAGACTCAGACGTAGAAAAACTAATAGTACGCTCATCAGGCGCGATCGTCAGTCCGCAAGACGACGGGACGCTGTGGTGGAGCTACAGAATGTCGCAAGCTCTAAACAACGACACGCCGGTGGTAAGTGACTGGAAAATTACGTCCATTCTTGGAGATTCGTGGTCGTTACTGCCGGCAAACGTAGAGGAAATGGATTACGTTGACATCTACGAACTTTCCGTAGACCAACGCAAAAGATACATCGCCGCTCTTGCCAGCAGGCAAGACGCACTACAGACACTGAAGAATGGATTAGGTCATGGCAGACAACGTGCTATTTGGTAAATGGCTGGAAAAGACACGTCAACTACAGACGGATGTGTACAACGTCGACTACGCGTCGTTCCATAGCGACGAGCATGACGACCTAAGAACCCTCATCGAGTACATCCGATGGAATATGCTTGCCATCGACGACGAGCTTGCCGAGGTGCGTAAGGCTATCTCATGGAAGCCGTGGCAGCACGACGACCCGTATGCCGACCGTCACGAGATCCTCAAGGAATGCGTTGATGTTCTGCACTTTGTAGCGAACATCCTGTGCGCCGCAGGGGCCACGGACGATGAGCTTGATCGCGAGTATCTTGCTAAGATGCAGAAGAATGCTGATAGACAAAAGAACGGCTATCGAGTTCTTGACAGTGGTGTCAAGTGCACCGCGTGCTTCAGAGCTCTTGACGACTACGACGTGGACGCGTGTCTCGAGTCGTCTTGCCCTCAACGGAGCACTGGCGGTGGTTCATGAATGATCTATGGGAAGATGCGTCGGCTCTCGACGTGAACGTTGACGACGTCTTAAGAGTGAAAAAAGACGCATACAAAACCGATGCTGGCAGACTTCATAACGGCCGACTTGTTAAGGTTGTAGATATCAAGGACGGCGATATCTACGTGACCACGATAGACTATAAGACGCCGCACATACACTCTGCTAGACACCCAGCGTACAAACTAGAGAAGAAGATAGCGGCGATATAGCATGAGCACCGTAGATCTTTCAGCAGTTCTTGAAAGATTTGAACCGGACTGGTCAAGAAGAATTGACTGTGAGCCGGGGTGGCACGCTATTATCGCCGCGATCGACGTAGAGCTGTCGAAGATCGACCCAGATTACACGATACAGCAGATCAAGGAAAAGTTTGGCGGCCTTAGATACTACTTCAACACTAAGACGGAGCACTGGCGCGTGATGAACGATGTAGTAGCTCGATACGAGCAGGTGGCCTGGTCTACGTGCGAAATATCTGGTGAACCTGGAGTGTTGATGGTGAAGCGAGGCTGGTATAGAACGCTGAGTCCAGCTATTGCGCCACCGGGATTTGAAGTTGTAGACAGGGAGAAACTTCTAAATGGCGAAGCTAGTTCGTAACGCTCTTAAGTGTTTAACGTGCGGCAAGGTAATTGAGTCTGTGCATAGGCACGATTTTGTTAGATGTGTCTGCCCTGACGACTCAGATACCGGCATTTTTGTAGACGGTGGTCTTTTGTATCAACGCGTCGGTTACGGGATAAAGGCAGAGTTCGAAGATCTCAGCGAGTACGAGGAGTAGACATGAGACTTAACATTGAGATGAAGTGCACCGGTAGAACCTTTGAAGAGATTCATGAGTCACTTACAAGTAAGTGGTCGGAGTTCATTCAAGACCCGTCGGCTGTCATTCCGTTTGACTCAGAGATACACATTTCTCAGCCTGGTGATGACCCGGACTCGGAGTTCTATCTTGCTACGTTGATCGCGAGAGCTAAGGCATGAAAAACGAAAAAAGTCCTCGGCAGGAGATGCTTGAAACAGCGGCGAAGATCATTTCTGGGCAACGAGACACTCAATACGGCGGACCTGAAGATAACTTTGGAAGAATAGCCAAGATCTGGGGCGTACTCTTTGGTAGAGAATTCACTAACGAGGACGTTGCCATGGCGATGGTTGCTGTAAAGATCGCTCGCTATGCTTCCAACTCAGGGTTTCAACCAGACACATGGACCGACATTGCAGGGTACGCCGCATGCGGCTACGAAGTCGGTCTAAAAGGTCAGGTCAGTAAGTAATACGTGTTAGTGTTTATCATCGCATTGGACAACAACGAGGAACAACAATGAGCAATCCCACCTTCATTGACTGCAACGGTCTTGCTGGCTTTATGAGCCTCGGGTTCGTGAGATCCGGACTCGATATGACGGTCCGAACGGGCACTCTTAACTTTGGTAACCCGGTTGCCGAGGTGAATAGAAAACACCTTGGCGAACAATGGACGTCGTTCTTCTCTGAAGACCCAAACGATTGGCCTGACACGAGCGCTGACGTTGTTCTTGGTTGCCCGCCATGCTCTGGTTGGTCGCTGTGGTCTGGCCCAGCGAACCGTGGCCCCGACGCTAAGGCCCACGAGCACACGCGTGCGTTCATGAAGTACGCTGCCCGGATCAAACCAAAGATGGTCGTGTTTGAGTGCGTGCAGCAGGCGTATACGCAAGGCCGAGCCGTGATGAATCAATACCGCGACATGCTCGAAGAGCTCTCCGGTAAGAAATACGACCTGTATCACGTTAAGCACAACAATCTAATGGTCGGTGGATTCTCGTACCGCATGCGCTACTTCTGGGTGGCTGTCGAAAGCGGTATGCCTTTCGGCGCGCACGCTGAAATGCCGAAGGAAATGCCAAAGATGATCGACGTCATCGGAGATCTCGAGAACCTTGAAATCACGTGGAACAGACAGAAGTACAACGCTGAACCGTCGAAGTTTGTTGCTGATCTAAGAAATGAAGACGGCTACGTCGACGGCCACATGAATAGAACAAACCTCGAGTCGCAGAGAATCCAAGAGATCTTCGACATTCTCGGTAACGAAGGTTGGAAGCCTATGGCCGCGCTGAACGTTGCTCTTAAAGAGGCTGTCGAGAAGAACAACAACACGTTCCCGCAGTCATGGGCCACCAAGGAAGAGAAGATTCGTCTAAACGACTTCTACATGGGTTTCTCGCTTCCGGCTCGTTGGGACGCGAACTCGTTCTGTCACGTTATGACAGGCAGTGCTCTTGATCACATCGTGCACCCGACACAGCCGCGCCGTATCACGCACAGAGAAGCCGCTAGAATTCAAGGTCTGCCCGACAATTGGGAATTTGTCAGTGTCAACAACTACTCGGCTCTTGGGGCCACGTGGGGCAAGGCAGTGGCCGTCCAGGCGGCGACATGGATCGGTCAAGCAACGGCGGCGGCTTTAGAAGGTCAACCAAACGGCCCGCAGGGTGAGTTGATCGGCGAACGCGAATGGCTTTTGGACACTGACAAGGGCTTTAGCCGCAACTTCGTGAAGAAGAACTTCTACCAAGAATAACATAAAAAGCGTGTGTCACAAGATTTTCCGCCGTCCTGATATAATCATTGTTCTAAACAGTGACGGAGTGACTCATGCAATCTTTTCTTGTATCTACAAATTCGTTTGAAGAAACGGCCGCGGTGCTTGACAACAAGCGCCTGCACAAGCAGACCCTTGAGGCGTGGCAATGTCTTCTCAATATGTGCGGGCTTGACCCCGACGGCAACGACCGTGCGCCAAAAGGCTGGTCAAGTCACCCTGTAGTCAAGATGTGGCGAGGGCATGAGACGCTACTTGTCTCCTACATCACGGCTACGTACTTTGAGTGGCGGTCTCGTGGGTACAAGTCTACGCTCCTCGAGAAGACACTACGTACCTACGACACCGCTGTGTCACTTGGTAGAATATCTAGTGACATTACGTTGCCGTTGTGGATGCATGACCGTACGTACTTTGAGAACCTGTGCTCAACTCACCGTGTCGCGCTACTGAACAAGAACTACGAATGGTATTCGCAGTTCAAGTGGCCAGAAGACACTGGAACATGCCCTCCGGGGTACGAGTACCTGTGGCCGCACCAAGACGGCTACGTAGTAGTGGCTTGAACCCTGTAGAAGGCCTCTAATTCAGCGTCTCGTCCGCTAACATAGATAATCCTGCCAAGATTACCGCGCTTACGTCGCGTGACAAGATACAATCTTTCTACTATGAAAGATTCTAGAATTGGTGAATCTCTCTGGGTCGAATGGTCTGGGGAAGACTATGACTCTTTTGACAGAGATCTAACAACGTTTTACACCGTTGGGCACGTTGATCTCGAGAACGACGTAGTAAAAAGAGCTCTTGCATCTGCGCTTCAGAGAGACGGGATTGCCGTTTCTCTTGGTGAAGGATACAAACTTTTAGACGGCGCTATCGCTATGCTCGGCTACGCCGGCTGTGTAGACGGTGACACCGACATGACAATCTGCGCCCAGGACGGCGAGACACGCGACGGAGATGACGTTGACGAAGTTCTCGAGGTGACCTGGGTGGAGATTCAATGCCAAAAGGTGTAGGCGACTTCGAGTGGATGGACGAAGCTGAATGCGGTAAACGTAGCAACAAGCACATGTCGTCGTACTTTTTCTCTGCGGTACCAAGAGAAAAATATGATGCTAGAAATCTGTGCTTCCAATGTGACGTTCGTAAGGAATGCCTAAAGTACGCTCTCGAGAACAAAGAGATCTGGGGAGTCTGGGGTGGAAAAGACGAGGCAGAAATTAGACGCACCCTGTCGCTGTCTCACGAAGGCAAAGAGATCAGACGCACTCGGTTTCCCAACTGCCCGTACTGCGGTGCTCGACCAGTCAAGTTGTCGGTGATTGTTGCGCCATCGCCTGAAGGCGGCCGATGGACGACAATGAAACTTGTGCAGTGCTCGGAGTGCGAGTTTACGTGGAGAAGTCGCACTAGTGCTAACGCAGTTACCGCGTATCATGCTTCTCGTAAGAAATCTGAAAACGAGAAGAAAAAGAAGAAAGACTAGTTTTCTTCTTTGTTTTGAAGCGCCTTGTTTAGCGCGTCAACTGTAGCTTCAAGAATAGCGATCTTCTGTGCCTGCTGTGCTATCTGGTTTGTGAGGCTTAGAACGATCTTGTCGATATCAAGTTCTAGGTTGTCTGACATTACTCAGTCTCCGTCTGTTTGTTTAGTTCTTCAAATCTGCTGTCTATCATATCACTGTATTGTGACGAAATAGCGGCTACTAGGTCTTGGATTAGCGCGTTTCTTTGCCGTTGCGCCGTTGACGGCCCGACGTGCTGCTTATACAGAAGCCTATTGATGTGAGCAAATTTTGTCTCAAGGAACGTTCTTACAACAAGTTCGTAGTCGTCGGCAACAACGTACGCAGGGTTGTGTCCGTTAAGTTTTCTATAGACGTCGGCTCGCCACGCGCGTACGTGGTTTGGTGCTGACACGATGTGCTTCATCGTGACCGCGTTAACTTCTGGCGCTGACATTACCCACACTCCGTACTCGTCAGACCAATAGTCTGACCCATAGCCAAAACCCCAACCTTCTGGGTAGCGACCGGACTGGCCATCGGCAAGAATTTCACACCAGTCCGAGTAGACAAATCCAACCTCTGGATCCTCAAACGCGCTAGCGATCTCGGCAAGACAGTCCGGCGTCAGTTCGTCATCATGATCTAGTTCAACAAGAATGTCGCCCTTAGCAACCATAAATGCGTTGCGCTTGATTTCTCCAATCGAGCCGGAGTGAACGTGCGATCTGTACATTGCGATCTTGTAGCGCTCGTCGGAACAGAAACCGTACAACTGGCGCCACGTCTCGGTATTGGTGGAATCGTCCCATACAACCCATTCCCAATCTGTGAGCGTCTGAGCCTTGAGTGATGCCCACGTTCTGGCGAGGATTGACTTGTCGGTGTTATAGGTCGGGGTAATGATTGAGATCATCAAGACTCCGTAGGAGCGGTGGACTCTGGTTGCCATAGTTCGGCGGGATTAGGGCTCGGCGCAATCCAAGTTTCCCCGTCAAGCGTCCAGCCAAATGATGCTTGCGGGTGTTCGTCGCAGGAAAGCAACGTGTGGCCTTCTGGGAAATCTGATTTACGAGCGATTCAACAATCTTGTTGACATCTAGTTGTACATTGGACATTATTCTTCTCCTGTTGTTGGGGGTAATTATTCATTTTCTTCTTCTGTTATAGATGCGTCATCCCAGATTCCTCTGGAAAACTCTACCCAGTCATCGTACTCCTGTTGCGTTAAGACAGTAATTGAACCATCAGGGTTTTGCTTTGAGATGCTTCCAAACGGATTTTGTTCTAAAAACTGTTCTTTTGTTATTGGTGTGTAATCGTTCATGATGCGTCTTCTCCTCCTATACGAACAAAAAATCTTCTGAATTGATTAAGAGCATTAAAACTAGTAAAAGTACCCGCAAGAAGTATTTTGCGGTCAGATTGAATAGTGACTGAACGAACAGTATTATTAGCACCATTGCCAGCATTAGTAGTAAATGCAGTATCTCTAGTACCATCACTATTTAAACGAACAATACGGGTTACAGTCGTACCGTTCCAAGCACCAAAATTACCGCCAACAAGAATTTTACCGTCAGACTGAATTGCTATTGATACAACACCACCACTAGCACCAGTACCAGTGTTTGTTGTAAATGCAGTATCTCTAGTACCGTCAGCATTTAAACGAACAATACGACCTACGGCCGTGCCGTTCCAAACAGTAAAATTACCGCCAACAAGAATTTTACCGTCAGACTGGATTGCGATTGTTACAATAGTAGTATTAGCCCCTGTACCAGTATTAGTCGTAAAACTAGTATCTCTAGTCCCATTACTATTTAAACGAACAATAAAACCTACAGTCGCACCGTTCCAAATAGTAAAACTACCACCAACAATTATTTTTCCGTCAGACTGGATTGCGATTGTTTCAATAGTAGTATTAGCACCAGTACCAGTATTAGTAGTAAATGCAGTATCTCTAGTACCATCACTATTTAAACGAACAATACGGTTTACAGTCGTACCGTTCCAAGTAGTGAAACTACCACCAACAAGGATTTTACCGTCAGATTGAATTGCTACAGAAAGAATAGAACTATTAGCACCAGTACCAGTATTGGTTGTAAACGCAGTATCCATAGCGCCATCAGAATTTAAACGAACAAAACGACCTACAGTTATGCCATTCCAAGCAGTAAAAGCACCACCAACAAGGATTTTACCGTCAGATTGAATTGCTACAGAAAGAATAGAACTATTAGCACCAGTACCAGTATTGGTTGTAAACGCAGTATCCATAGCGCCATCAGAATTTAAACGAACAAAACGA